GGTCGCGGTGAGGCGATGACTGGAATATACACGAATTACGAACTTGTGCAAGTGGCTTTCTAAAATACTTCACCAACTTCGCACAAATAATTTTATCCGTGACATGTTTACGATTCCGAACTACAATGTTCGCATGAACTTCGCACAACTACTCACCGAGCTTAACGAGACCATGACCCTGCAGCAGATTGCCGACACTTGCGGTATCTCTGGCAAGGGTCAGGTCCACGACATCATCCATGGCAGACAGAAAACAGTCACGTATGACGTGGGAGTGCGCATCCTGGCCGAGCATAAGAAGGCCATGGATGCATCGCGTCGTGCGGCGGGGAGGTTGTCCCGACGAAGCGCCGCCGTCAAAACCCGGAGTCATCGCGCGCGAGCTGCTTGAACTGAAGATTTACAGCAGCGCTCCCCGGCGTGCCGATATCGAGCCCGAGGTTACCCGTCAGGAGTGGATTGATGCGGTTGAGGCCGGCATCGTGAGCATGCCGCCACCTACGCCGATGGCGCGTGAGGATGATGTGGACAGCACGGGCTGATCCAAATCACATCGGGCGGATCAACTCACGCAGTTCCTGTGGCATTTTTCGATAGCCCTTGCAGCCTTCGAGAAAACGCGCGATCTGATCCGGGATCATTTTTTCCACGTAGGGCAATTGCGCCCAAATTGCCAACAGCTTTTGCTGGCCTGGTGTGAGCCCGTTCTCATCGCTGATGCTGTCCAGCCAATCTCTTGTGATCTGCATACATGCTTTCTGGTGAATGGTTGAGGGCGAAGCAAAGCCAACCCTATCAAGAGTTGACCAGCTTCTTTGCTTTCCGGAGCCACGGCATCGGTGCATCGGCGGAGTCGATCTACAGGCGCTCCGCTTGAAATCCTTTTCCCGGCCTGAGACCGGAACCCACGGGCGATTTCATCACGCCAAAACCCGTCAATCTCCATGTGCCTGTTGGAGCCCTGATACCGCTGCACAGTCGTCCCACAGCGGACAGAAACGCAAAAGCCCTTACTGCTGCGTTCCGGTGCCGACACACCTGCCAATAAAGGCTGGAACGCATGAGTAAGGGCTCATGAGCGATTGTCTGAGTGTGTCGGCACTTTGACAAGCAGAACTTTAACACATTCAGTTATTTTTGCAACACCATCTTGCACAACGCACGAACATGTGTTTAGAATCTTGACCTGAACCCCGGCCACTCGAATTGATCCTCTTGTGTAGTGATGTCCTCCCCATCCGCCGGGCGTTTTTAACCACGGCGAGGGAAAGGGCAGGAATGAAAAAACGCAATCTTTTAGACACACAAGGCCGCGCTACGGTCCCACTGGCATCACGCCAGATGACGCCTTACGAGTCTGTGACGTTCTCGGGCCACGCACCTACGCGGGTTTGCAATGCCAGCAGCCGCGAGCCTTTGAAGAGCCTGTTTCGTGAGCCTGCGCGTGGGGCCGGGGCTATGCGGGCGTTTGGGCTGGGCAGAGTGGGGCCGGGGTGCTGAGCTATGAAATTCAACCTGCCCACACCTTGCCCGACGCCGGACCTCGACGCCACCTTGCGCATCGGCAACATCTACGCGTGCAAGGGCGGCGGCAAGACGAGCTTCTGGATAGTGATTGGCCTGACCGAGCGCACTGTCAACCTGATCGGCATCAACCGCGACGGCGTGATTACCAGCACGGCAAATTACGGCGCGCATGTTTTCGACTTCAAGTACACCGGCTTCGGACGCGAGTTGCTGGGCCACTGCGATGGCCTGGATGCGCTCGACTTCGACATCACCTGGGTGGACCGGCCATGAACCGGCTCGCCATAGATTTCAGCACCGCCCGCGCAGCCGGTGAACAGGCCGGCAATGCCTGCCTTGAAAAAGCCAAGCGCGTGGATCCCGACTTCGCGCAAAAGGCCGCTGCGGCGATTCTGGCGCACTTGCGGGCTTGTGGCAGCGCCAGCGGCGAGGAGCTGACCGATATCGCCATTGCGCATGGGGCGCGGTGCCATGACCAGCGTGCGTTCGGCTCGGTGTTCTCTACGCTGGCACGCAAGGGACTGATTCGCACGGTGGGGTTTTGTCTGCGCAGCAAGGGACATTCCACGGCAGGCGGAAGGGTATGGGGTATTTGTCAATGAGCACCATTGCCCAACACATCGACCAGCAGCGCGCACGCGCGGCCCGGCTCGCCGGTCTGGACCTCGAATACGCCATGTCAAAGGGCGACCGTGAGTCGGCTTACGAGGCCCTGCGCGAGATGAATGCGCAGACCACGGCACGCCAGGCGTCGCGTGAGGCCGGATGCTACTTCGTCGAACAAGGTGATGCCGATCGCGCGGCATTGGAGGCTCATGGCTGAAAAAACCGATGTGTGGATGCCCCTGTGGATCGGCTCATACCTGGCCGACACCATGAAGCTGACCACCATTCAACACGGGGCCTATCTGCTGCTGCTTATGTCGTACTGGCGTGAGCGCGCTCCACTGATGGACAACGACGAAGAATTGCGCAGCATCACGAAGACCGACAAGTCCGAATGGAAGCGCCTTCGCCCCGTCTTGGAAAAGTTCTTCAAGGTGGCTGGTGGGGTTTGGTGGCACAAGCGCGTCGAGCATGAAATGGTCGCTGCTGATGAGCGTGCCAAGAAGGCATCGGAGAAGGCGGAAAAGGCTGCGCAAGCACGCTGGGGAGCAAAACCCAAGGATGCTACAGGCAATGCTACAAGCATTCCACAAGAAAAACCCAAGGATGTGCTTAATGAATGCCCTCCACCATCACCTAATAAAGAAGAAGAAGCTAAAGCTTCTTTGGCGGAACCGCTGACGCTGGTCCCGCCAATCCCGCCATGTCCGATCGATGACCTGATCGACCGGTATTGCGCTCATTTGCCAATGCTGCCCGGCATTCGAAAAAGTCTGTTCAAGGCCGGAAAAAACGCTGACGCCATGCGATCGCGCTGGCGTTGGGTCATGACCTCGATCCACGAAAAAGGCGAGCGCAAAGGCCGGCGCCTGGCGCTCACGACTGCCGATGGAATCGACTGGTTTGACCGGTATTTCGGCTTCGTGGCCGAATCCGATTTTCTGACCGGAAAGAGCGGTAAATGGACGGCGTGCGACCTCGCGTGGCTACTCACGGCCAGCAAATTTGAGGCCGTTTTGGGCGGCAAATATCACGCGAAAGAAGAGGTGGCCGCATGAATGCACCGGTTGAAGGTTTTGAGCTTGAGGCCATTGCCAACATCGAGGCTGAGCACGGCCTGATCGGCGCGCTTTTGCTCGACAACGATGCCTTTGACCGCCTCGGCGACCGGCTCAGGCCCGAACATTTTTTCAGCGGCATCAATCGCGAAATCTTCGCCGAAATCTCGCGGCAAATCATGGCTGGGAAGCAATGCGACGTGGTGACCGTGGCGATGGCGATGCGGGATCGCGCCGACATGGAAACGCTCAATGCTTACGCGCAGTTCGTGCCCAGTTCTGCCAACATCCGGCGCTATGCCGACATGGTGATCGAGCGCCACAAGAGCCGCGCATTGCTGGCTGTGAGCGCCGAACTCACCGAGCTGGCACAAGACCATGCGCGCACCATCGAAGACCGTGTGGAGGCGGCTCAGGGCCAACTGGCGAAGCTGCTGGACGATGCGCCGCGCGACGAATGGGTGAGCGCCTACGAAGGGATGGTGCATCACGGACAGGTGCTGGAAGACCGTGCTGGTGGCAAGATTCGCGCGTGGCCGACTGGCCTGCCCGATCTAGACGATTACCTCGAAGGTGGGCTGCGGCCGGGCGAGATGGTCGTGGTGGGCGCGCGTCCATCCATGGGCAAAACAGCCTTGGCCATGACCATCGGGCTGCACATGGCCGGCGATTACACCGTGGCGATGCTGTCGATGGAGATGCCGCACAACGAGGTGCGGGACCGCATGACAGCCATGTTGGGCAATGTCAGTCTGTCTAGCGTCAAGCGCCCGAACAAAGGCAATGGGCTGGAATGGGACCGCGTGGTGGATGGCACCGAGCGTGCCAAACATCTGAATTTTTACGTGTCCGACCATGGCGGCTTGAACATCAATCAGGTGCGCAGCAAGGCGCGCAACATCAAGCGGCTGCATGGCCTGAATGTGCTGATGATCGATTATATCGGCCTGATGTCCGGACTGGATGCGAAGCAGCCGCGCGTCTATCAGCTTGAGGAAATCAGCCGCGGGCTCAAGACGCTGGCGAAGGAATTGGACATTGCCATTCTGTGCCTCGCGCAGGTGAATCGCAAGGTTGAAGAGCGTATCGATCACACACCGAATCTGAGCGACCTGCGCGACTCCGGCGCCATCGAACAGGATGCGGACGTGGTGATATTCGTGCATCGACCGATTCAAGCAAAACCGGATTTGGGAATCGAATGGGCCCATTACGCCAAAGCCAACATTGCCAAGAACCGGCAAGGGCGCTGCGGCATCATCAGCCTGAGCTATATCGGCGATCAAACAAGATTCAGCGGGTGGGCGGGTGAGCCGCCGATAAAACATGGTTCCTTGTCAAAGGGAGGAAGTCTGTGATCAAAGATGCCGATCAGCTCTGGGCGCTCCTTTGGAGCCATCGTCAAAACTCCTTCCGTATTGAGCCGCTTCATTGCACGCTCGAACTGAATCGGGAGGCGCGGCTTGGCCTCAAACCGGGCTATGCATCGCGGATTCGGTTGGGGCTGGTTTGGAAAGACCACGGCAGCCCGTTTGCGGGGTTGATGGGATGACCTGCCAAGAGTGCCAGCACCTCAAATCCCACGGCGACACTGGCGCGGCGATGGCCCGTCTTGGCTTTGGCGGCTGCACCAAACAGCCGAAATACATCTACCCGAGCATGACGCGAGAGCGTGAATGCGCATGGTTTGTGCGTGCCGATGATGCTCGGATTGCGCGGGTTCGGGCTTATGCAGCGAAGGGGAAAGTATGATCCATTACCATGGGCTCCCCATCACACCAGAGACGGCCGCGGCAACGGCGTTGACTGCTGGCCATGGTTTTGTGAGTTTTTCTGATCCGCGCAACCTCGCATTGGCCGCGGAAGTCTGCCAGTCTTTCGCTATCGACAACGGTGCTTTCACGGCATGGAAACAGGGTAAGCCGGTGCAGGACTGGGGCGCGTTCTATGCATGGGCCGCGCAGTGCAAATTGATCCCGTCATGTGACTTTGCCGTGATCCCGGATGTGATCGACGGCGACGAGGCAGCGAATGATGCGCTACTCGCGGAGTGGCCGCTGCCGCGCTGGTTTGGAGCGCCGGTGTGGCATATGCACGAAAGCCTTGGGCGCCTGGAGCGACTGGCATCCTCCTTCCCGCGCGTCTGCATCGGCAGCTCAGGCGAGTTCGCTACGGTCGGGACGGCTGCATGGTGGGGTCAGATGGCCCGCGCCATGCGGGTGCTGTGCGACGACGAAGGACGCCCGCTGTGCAAGCTGCACGGCTTGCGGATGCTCAACCCTGAAGTTTTCAGTCGCCTGCCATTGTCGAGCGCCGATAGCACCAACATCGGCCAGAACATCGGCAAAGACCAGAACTGGCGCGGCACATACATGCCACCGACCAAGGAGGCGCGCGCCCAAGTCATGCGGGCGCGCATCGAATCTCATAACGCGCCGGCGCGCTGGGGTTTCATCGTGCCTGACATCGATATTGCACAACAGGGGATTTTGCTTTGAACAAGTACCGATTTACCTTCGTGGCGACATGCCCGAACAACGGCGAGGCCATCATTTATCACCTCTCCATCGAAACAGAGAAGCGCGTCATGGTGGAACACATCAAGACAGCCTGCGCACTCTGGAAGACCGGCTATCACGAGGAAATTGCGGCGGACCTGCATGAGCGCTTCGGCGGTCATCTGACGCTGGCGGCGAATCACCATGGCGTTGATATTGAAACGGTGCTGGAAGAGGCCACATGAAACACATCGGCGCGGCGGCTCTGTTCGTGGTCGACATCCTCATCACGCTCGTGGTGGGGGTGCTGTTCGGGCTGACGTTCATTGCGCTCCAGATTGGAAGTTGGACGGGGAGTGAGTCGTGAGCAAATACGGCGCCCTCAAAACAAACGTCTCTGGAATCGTCTTTGACAGCAAAGCAGAGGCCCGGCGCTTTGGCGAACTTGTCATCCTTCAGCGCGCCGGGTACATCGCAAACCTTGAGCGGCAGCCGATTTATGTGCTTGCGCCAGCAGTGGTGATTGGCGGACGCAAGAAGCCCGCGCTGCGCTACAAGGCCGATTTTCGATACGCTGATGTGAAGGCCTGCAAGATCGTCGTCGAAGACGTAAAAGGCGTTGTGACCCCACTGTTTAGGGTGAAGCAGCACCTGATGAAAAGCGTGCACGACATCGAAGTAATGGTGATCGCATGAAGCCGCGCCTGCGCAGGATATTCGGTGTGTGGCATTGTTGGACACAGTGGACGATGATGGGAATGGGCTTTAGCGCAAAGGACGCCTACGACGACTGGCTTTTGTTATCGCTGGGGGTGAAGAAATGAGCAAGCAAACTTTCATACGCGCCCGAGCCTGGGCCTATGCCGCATGGAAGAAAGAACAATGAGCGATAAACAAAAAGAAGCCGCTGGCGCCGGCGTAATGGGCAGTCGATTCGAAAAAATCGCGGCAGTGTTCGACACCATGCCAGAGCGTTTCAAAATGTTCGACCTAATGCGCAAAGCCGGGATCAAAGACTCCCCACAGGTTCGCAGTGTCATGGGCTCCATTCTTGCGCGAGATTTCAAGTGCATTAATGTCTGCACATCGAGCGGCAGATTTTGGAAGAAACCAAGCATCGACGTATGAAACGAACCATCATCCTCGCTCACCCGCAAGCCCGTCTGCGTGCCCATCAGGCGATCAATGAGACGCCAGAGGGCTATGCGGTAGTCATCAGCGAGCCAAATCGCACCAATGCCGAGAACGCCTTGCTACATGCGCTTATTGCTGAAATCTCCAAGGCCAAAGAATGGGCTGGGAAAAAGCAAGACATCGAAGTTTGGAAGAGGCTATTGACTGCCGCATGGTGCAGGGCAACAAATCAGCAAGTTGAGCTTTTACCGGCTCTAGACGGATATGGCGTTGATATTGTTTATCGGAAAACCAGCAAGTTATCGAAAAAAGAATGCGCAGATTTAATAGAATTTGTGTATGCGTGGGGCTCAGACAATGGTATATTGTGGGCATGCCAAAACAAGCAAGAAATGATTTAACGGGTGAAAAATTCCACAGGATGCAGGTTCTTTGGTTTTTGCCGGACTCTAGCAAACACGCAAAGTTCTGGTGCCGTTGTGATTGTGGCGTTGAAAAAAGCGTCATGGCTCAATCGTTAATACGTGGCCTTACTCGCTCCTGTGGGTGTTATCAAAAAGAAGGTTTAAATATTCGAAAGATTCATGGACAAGCTGGTGCGGGTAGAACTCCAACATACAACTCTTGGGCATCAATGATGGATCGTTGCGAATGGGGCGGCAACAAACCGAATTACGCCGGCTATGGTGCAATTGGAATTAGGGTAGACCCAAGGTGGCACAATTTTGAAAACTTTCTTGCGGATATGGGGTCGCGCCCAGCCGGGACCTCTATCGACAGAATCAATGGTAAGTTGGGATATTTTCCTGGCAATTGCAGGTGGGCCACTCGATTGGAGCAGGCGCTCAATCGGTCAAACACCATAAAAGTCGAATATGCCGGACAAGTGGTCCCGGTTTATTTGCTTGTCAGGTCTTTGGGATTGAGCCCGAAAGCGGTTCGCGCGAGGGCCACAAGACGAGGAGGCGATTATGTTGCCGCTCTTCAGTCGATGGGCGTTAATGTTGCGATGGCCGCGCAGTCTGATATAGAGCCGGTCTATGCGCAGGAGGTTTGCGTGTGAACAACCGCCTGACCGACCGCCAGCGCCGCTATCTCGCTCGCATCAAGGAGCTCGCGTGCAGCGTTTGCGACGCGCCCGGGCCCAGCGAAGCGCACCATGTTATTCAGGGGCTGCAATACACCTGCATAAGCCTCTGTGCAGATTGCCATAGAGGCCCCAGCGGCTGGCATGGCACAAAAGCGCTTTGGCGCATCCGGAAAATGGACGAAATGAAAGCCCTCAATATCACCTTGGAAAGGCTGGCCCATGACAAGAGCCTGTGAAATCTGGACGCACCTGCACGAAGAGGGCGTGCGCACCACGGCGGAAGTAGCGGAAGCGCTCACGATGGACATCACCATCGCGCACCGCATGCTGCGCGCCATGGCGATGTTCGGCGAGGTGGTGCGATTCGAGAAAGACCCGGGCGACCCGAAATCGCGTCTGAGCTACGCCGTGACCGGCGATTGCGTGACGCCGTTCGGTGTCAAACTCAAGGATATTTTGCCTTGAGGATCAGTGCCGTCGAACGCGCGGTGTTGGTGCAGCAATGGCGCAGCACCACCACCACAGCCTTTATCCACGCGCTCACGGGTGCGAACAGTCACGCGCTGGTCAACCAGGCGGGGAAGGTCCTATTCGTGATCTTGGGGGCAGCGCTCGCGCAGGGCATCCGTCCCGACGATCCTGACATCCGCGTCGTCCGTGGCGCCGTCAATGCGCTCCACGACCAAGCTGGCGAGCCCGAGATTCCCGAATCACGCCGGGCCTCGATTGTGAGCGGCCTGCTGGCATGCGACCGCCTGCGCTGGCAGCTGGACCGCAAATGCATCAACGACGCCATCTGCGATCTGGCACTCAAGCTGCGCGGCGGGGATGTGCGGTTGGAGGATTTTGAGGAAATTATTGATAAGGAAGCCCATGCTGATGCGAGTTAAGGACATCGATTTCCATGCGGTCGAGGAAAAACATGCCGAAATCCATAAGCGGCTGACGAATTGGGCGCGCTGGTGTAATGGCTCTGGAGCGCCTGCAATGAGCCCCATGTTCCGTCTCTACATAGCACCAGCGCGCGCGCGCGGTGACTATGGCGCGGCCTCAGGTTTGCCAGTGGATACCTCAGACGCCATAAAGATCGCAAAAGCGGTGGTAGCCCTTCCTGCGCCGCACCGCGCCGCGGTTAATTGGAGCTATATCAAACCGATATCCCCGCGCCGCGCCGCGCAGGCCATC